TCGAGGCGAACGCCATGTACATCCCACCGATGTACGGAGACAGCGGATACCAAACCGAAGAACAAGCAGTCGAGACTGTTCAGAGACATTGGAATGACGCAGCACTGGGGGAAACCCCAGCGGCTGCATAACGTTTAAACACAAACGGATTACACTTGACAACCAACTAAACAACCGGGTTACAATGGTAACCTATTCGCAACCGCAACAGGGAGAACGATATGTTCACTACTGATATGACCGATGGTGAAACGCCATCAACGTGGGCCGATCACCAGATCGGAGAGGCAATAACCGAGATCATCTTCGCAGTGCGTGATGATAGCAACACGAGCCTCGAACAGAAGAAGCGCATGATTACTGCGCTGATTCGTAGGCAGAACGCTTTGCTTGACAAGGCAGAAGCTGACAGGCTTTGGGATAGCCCAGAGCATTTCTTCAGCCGAGTACCCTTGGCTTAACCTTTCGCAACAACAGGGGGGTTCGCCCCCCAAGGAGACACGATGAGACAGATAGACATAACAGGCCAAGACGGTAACGCACTTTCGTTAATTGGCTACGCAAAGAGCTTTGCCAAGCAGCTCAACATGGATGGCAACGCGATCACAAAAGAAATGATGGCGGGAGACTACGAGAACCTGCTCGATGTATTCGAGAAGAACTTCGGGTCTTATGTTGAATTGGTAGGGAGGGATGAAGATGAGTGGGATGAAGATGACTATTAAAGATTACATTGTTGTCTGCGAGTCGGATAGAAACTATCAGACAGAATATGTTTTCCCGGCAAAAAGTTTTCACGACTGCAAGCTGCAAGCTAAAGAGCATGGTTTGTTTGGTGACAGGCCAATACGAATCGAACAGAGGTTTAAATATTTCACTGAAAGCGAGGGGTTTTAATATGAAGGTAACGTTTAAACAACTTGCCAGTTTAATCTACAACCTGCTGGGCCTATCGAGTTGGGTTCTTGCCAACCTATTCATGGGGTACACAGGCTTTGTGTTCATCGAGCTAGGCGACACGCTATCCAAGATCATGGGTAGCTGTATGCTTGTGGCAGTGTCAGCGAGTTTCGTAATGCTGATATTGTATACGTTTTATTTAACCAAGAAGGGAAGCGCATGAAAGTAACGCGACAATCACTGGCGAGTGGCAAAACACGCACAAAAGATCTTCCGATTACCCCTGCTCAGTATGTAAAATACATACGTGGTGAAGGCAATGTCCAAGACATCATGCCTCACCTACCCGCAGAGGATCGTGAGTTCCTAATCAGCGGGGTCACTCAAGAGGAGTGGGACGAGCTGTACGGCGAGGAGGAATGAAATGAATGAGCAGCGCAGAAGAGAGCTTCGCAGCGTGATACACGATCTTAGCGTGCTTTCAGAGCAACTGAACCACGAGGCGGGCGGAGAGGACGAGGCGTATGACAATATGCCAGAGTCTTTACAAGACACCGAGAAGGCTCAAACACTTAAGGAAAATGCGGAAACGCTTTATCGCCTTGAGGAAATCATTGACGGAGTGATTGAACAGATCGACAAAATAATTGACACCAAGCCGGAGGATTGATGGCGCGTTTAAACAAGCAGAAGAGACCCGGATTCCACCGGGAATCTCTTACACTAACCAACGGAGTTAAGCCGTTCAGGTCAGCAGACAAGGCTGACGAAAGCAAAGAGCTTGAGGATCAGGTTCAAAAGTTCTTGGCCGAGGGCGGCAAGATCGAGCAAGTGGAGGAGGGCGCAAGCAAGTACCAGCCAATCAGGAACAGGAAGCAAGTGAAGGTCAGCGCAAGGGCGCACTTTGGAAACTCCCAACGAAACTCTAAGAACACCCTTAGACGTAACACTTGGTACTAGTAAACTAAAAAAACGTTGACAGATTTAAATGCCCTGCTTATTGTGGGGCTTCCTATTCGCAACAGGAGAAACGTGTGTCAAAAAGAAACCCTCAGTTCTGGGGTGAATCAGAGTGCAGAAACTGCGGTCTGGTTTTTCAATACCGATACTCACAAAAGAACGGCTTCTACTGTTCACGGCAATGTTGCGGTGAGCATATAGGCAAGGAGCGGTTTCGAGAGGGTACGGACTACCGATCACGAACGCTGCGCAAGTATCTCTTTAGAGAGCGCGGCAAGCAGTGTGAGGTGTGCGATCAGGTTAAAGTCGCAAAGGGTTTAGAGATCCATCACATAGACGGAGATCAGACCAACAACGAAAGAGAAAACCTTCAGGTGATTTGCTTGGAGTGTCACGAACTTTCACACAACCACAGCGCATCAAAGCTATCGCCAGAAGGCAGAGCTAGATGCAACAATGCAACATCGTTTAAACGTAAAGGAGTAGCAGGATGAATAACAGGATGACGGATATGGTCGAGGGTATTCAAGAGGACATTCTAACTGATTCACTTAGGGATACTTTCGATCAGGTCAAAAGACCAGAGGAATTGCTCTATGTTTTTCAGTCGGCGGTTCAGGCTTGCAGGGATGCATCAGTAGACATGGTAGACATGGATGATGACTTCCAGAAGTTTGTCTTTGGGTATCAGGTCGAAATGATCTTGGATGCCTTCAACAAGCGGGTGAAGGAGATCTCTCAATGAATGTACAGGAGAAGAAAACATTCGACATCACGGGTATCACAGAGGAGGAGAGGCGGCTGCTCTCTCTTGCCTTAGAGTATTACGTAAGCTCTGTGACCGAGGGTAACGACAATAACTGGGCGCAAACTATACAGATGGCAGTGCGCCTCAAGCACATATTGAATGGCACGCTCAATGAACGGTGACGATTTAACCAAGAAGCTGAAGTTCTTTTTGAACCATCAGCTCGGAGATAAGTGGGCGATCAATGCCGACATGGACATACTCAACAACCAAGAGGGAGGGACAATAACAATTCATGTGTGGGGTTTAAACAAGAACCCCAAGCAATTCAAATCAATTCGCAACAAGGAAAACGTATGAGTGATAAAAATTCAGCCCCGGTATTACAAGCAAACTTCGTGAAGGGAAAGCCAATCCTTTTGACAGGAGGCTCTCACCTGATCGGCAACCTGAACATAAAGTATGGTGAGCTGGTGCGCTTGTTTGGAAGGCCGCAAGAGTGTGACGATGGCAAGGTTGATGTGATGTGGGAGCTTGAGTTCGAGGATCGTTACAACTTAAGCACAGGTGAGAGGGACTCAGCGCTTGCGCCTACTAAGGTTAGGATCGACATACATAACTGGAAGGACGGCCCGAACTATGGCGGCTATCCCGTAACAGATATTGTCAGTTGGACTATCGGGGGGAACTACGTAAGAGATGTGTTCGTTTTAATCAGGTACTTGGAAGATGATGGCGTGGATTTTAGCGCAATCATTCCAACGTTTATGGTTGAGCAAGCAGAAAGGTTTGAAGAATTTAAGGGGTCACCGAATGGATCTGTCAAGTTCGTTTAAACATTATGCCAATCGCTTTATGCGGTGGCTTTTGTTTGCGCTTTGCGCAATAGGTTATCTGTACATTCACGAGTTAGATTTTCGTGATTCGTGCAGACAAGATAAGCAATGTGTTTCGCAACATTTAAATGGAGAAAATAGTTATGACTATCGATATAAAGCAACTTACTAAACAAGCCAAAGAAATCGGCATGGACAACATCGTTTCGGCTCTTGAGAAAAGAGCGAGCGAGTTGCGTGAAGAGGGAGGATCTTCTCAGAAGATAGCTGACCTTGTTGATTCAATACTTGATCTTGTAAAGGAGCAAAAACAAGCATGAGTAACGTAGTTAATCTTGACGATTATCGTCCTAACAACTTGGAGAAAGATGGCGTGGTCAATAGACCGCGCTTCAAGAACGTTCTTAAGGGGATGATGGTGGGAGCTGTGACACCCAACGCGGTGGAGCATCTCCTACAGGCTCACGAGAACACCGCCAGAGCATACGTTGAACACCTGTTCGCTAGGTTCGACTCAGGCGATTGGGGTGATGTGTGCGAGGAAGACTCCGAAATGAACGAGAAGAGCGTGTCTGATGGCTCTATGGTCATGGGGGTTTACCCACTACATCAGAGCCAGCCTGACGTAAAGGTGTGGCTGGTATTGGATAGCGGTCACGAAACAGCAACGGTTTTAATGCCAGAGGATTACTGATGAACATACCTCCGTGGAGCGATGCGGTTGTGAATATGTACAGGCAAGGTAAGTCTCTCCGAGAAATCGGGGAGACCCTTGGTATGTCGATCACCCCAATACGCGAACAACTACTACTGCGTTTAAACGCCGAAGGATACTATCACTTGCGCTTCAACAAGCCTGAGTCTGAAAAGACTTTGCGAATTAAAGAAGCTTTGAATGATGGAGATCGAGTAGCAGATATTGCGAAGCGAGAAGGCTGCTCTCGCAACTGGGTGTACAAAATTAAGAACGGTGTACACAGGCTTAGCAAAAGTGCGATAGTCGATAAGCGCATTAAGAATCTTGCCGACAAAGACTACATAGACAATAAGCTTGGTATGCCAGAGATGACACAAGAGCAAAGGAACAAAGAGATTGAAGAGATTGAAAGGTTGTTAAGGTAACTGTGGGACGGATGGTTAGGGGCGTGGTGACCTCAGACCTATTCCTAGCACTCCCGCTTAGGCTCTCATATGCCTATCTCCGGGGAGTGTACAACCAGAAATAGGGGGGATGAAGAGCGGCCCCGCAGCCTGTCTGCAAGCAAAGGTTAGACAGGATTTTCATGTCGCCAATCCCTCCATTCACCACACACTTTACCTTCGCAACATGACAGGAATATGTAACGTGAGTATTCACAAGAACATGACAGGGGCTACGATCTATATTCTGTTTAAACAAGACGAGATTGTTTACGTTGGGCAAAGCATCAACCCCTATAATCGGATCGGGCAACACACGAAAGACAAAGACTTCGATCACTTCCGAGTTATGTCTTGCCTGAAAAGTCGCATGACTTATTGGGAAGATATTTTGATCTGGAGATATGATCCGAAGTACAACATCCAAAAGAAATCGTCAAAGAAAGGTAGCCCAAAGCTTAAGAAAAAACCAAAGGTTGAGTACGAGTGTGAGCCGTTGTTCATTAGCGAGGTTAACGCCAACGTGGGATACGGTGCGCTTGTAACTACAGGGCCGCATCTCGTGCTTGATAACACTGCATATACAGCCATGACATACCAGCCTAATGTGTTTCTTAGTGACAGCAGTGGTGCGTCTTACATCCAAGACTTCAGTATGGAAGAAGGGCTGAACCGATTGGTTAAACGGGAAGACAGTAGAGGATAACCTATACGATGTTATGGTTTCGTGTACGTATCGGGAAACCAAAGAGGACAACTTATACGATGTGCGTTACGTGACAACACAACTGGTCACAATAACACGGCTGTTGGAACATCAGTTTAAACGGCGCACATACCATTACACCACGGGTCATAATAATACCGCTGTTGGTCATAATTTTTTATGAAGGGTTGACTCAAATAAAATTATGAGTAGCGCATTAGCCTGTCATGTTATGACCGCTGTAGTAAGTTCCATCTTTGTAGTTGTACTTGAGATCTACCACGCCAACCATCCCGCTCTGTTTAAACCTGATCTTCTTCACATGAATCCGAATGTCATTTGAGTCAGGGGTAAAGTCTCTCTCAACAATCAAGATGTTGTCAGCTTTGTTGTAGAAGTTAGCCGATCCCGCTATGTCATAAGGCTCTGGGACAGGGAACGTTCCGTCTGCATTGCGTCTGAGCTTGGCTGGGTGTGCGATCAGCCACACATGACACTCGTTATTAGCTGCCCACCGCTTGAGCTTTGCTAGCATCTGAGAGACATACTCTGTCTCTGTCCAGCCGCTAGGTCGCTTATGCTCGAACTCGTTGTATGGATCTAACACTAGCCCTCTTACGTTTGGGTAACGCTGTACGCAAGCGGTAGCATTATCTAAACACCAATCAATCGTTGGTGCTTCATCATCAGATCTGATCCAGTAGTAGTGGTTACCAATGAAACCGATTGCATCTGACCACTCGGTATCATCCATCTCTCCTCCAGCAAATGTCTTCCAAGCTGGCTTGCCGACATACTTAGCTGCGATCTTGTTGATGTGGTCATCGACAGGGTTCTCGAAAGAACAAACTGCGAACCTCCACTTGTGATCTTTGGCAAGGTTTAAACAAACCTGATCGAGAAATTCTGACTTACCAACTCCGGGTGCGCCAGACACTATCGTTAGTTCTCCGGGTCGTACCCTGTAGTTATGACTGAGGGATGGAATTCCAACATCAATCCCCATCCGCACATCACCCTTCAATAATGCGTAGGCATCCTCCACATAATTGCGAGTCTCCTGTAACGCCTTCAAAGGCCAAGGCTCTGCGCCATTCACAAATTCTGCTAGCTTCTCCTTCCCATACCCAACCAGCACATCGTTAGGATCTTTACACCCTTCGGGCCACGACACCCTCCAACACCTAGACCTACCCAACCTACGCGCCAGTTCATTGCGCATGATAATCCCAACGTCATCGCCATCGTTCAGGAGAACTATTCGTTTAAACGATGATAGAGAATCCTGTAGCTCATCGATCCAAGGAATCTTGTGATCGCTTGCTCCATCCGGTAGCGATATGACGTTACCGAAACCAGCCTCCATAACTGACAAGGCATCAACCTCCCCTTCAGTAATGATCAGTGTTTCGTTCTCAGGATTAACCAGATTCCAAAGGTATGGTAATCGAGAACCGTTCTTGATCTGCGTGAACTGCTTGTCAACAGTCCTGAACTTAACGTTGATTGTCTTGCCATCCGAATCCCTGTGGACAAACGCAATAGCCTTCTTGTTCTCCCCATTTATGAATGCCTCTCCAGACTCAACCCCAGCTAAGTCTATGATTTCCTTGGATATTCCCCTCTTCTCAAACCACTGAGTTATCTTGTCGTTGACACCTTCAAGCTCTGGTATCTTTGGTTTTTCTTTCTGTTTAAACGGACTCTTGTTCATGTTGTTTCTCCAGACATTGCCTTCCCAATCGCAGTGATGGCATCGCCATTGCGCACCCTCATAATCTATGGACATGGAAAGACAATGCTCGTTGCGATTTTTCTTTCGTGTGTGTGAGCATTGGGGGCAAAGCATTTTGCGCTGCCCCTCGTTCAAGTCTGTAGGGTTAAAGCCTTCCGATGAAAGCCTGTCCCAGAAATCTGCCCCGCTCATGGAGCGGTTTGAAAGACAGTTCTCCCTGACTCAGTGACCCTTCGGCCTAAGTCATCCCTCGCCTGATCCTTAGCGTACTTTGCATCCATCTTGGCAAGGTATGCAGAGGTGCTTAGAAACCAACGCTTGCGCGTCTTTGGGTCAGCGTCATACGTCAGCCAATCATCCCTCGACTGAAGCACAGCATCTAAGCTTGGTATGTTTTTAAAAGCAGTGTGCCAACGTGTGTAGTCAGCTTCGTTAAGTTTGATCGTGTTCCCTTTGAACATCATTTCCTCCTGTTGCGAATTGAAAATGGTCTAACTTCCAGTGTACTACTGGTTCCTGATCTTGTGAATCGTTTCTGTCGTTTCTTCCTCCCCAGCCTATACTGTCTGATGTTGTTGCCATATCCATGAAACCTATTGAGCCGCATGACCACTGCACAATAAGGATCACATCTAATCCTGTCGCCTCACTCAGCATCTTAGCGCTGGCTACTTTCATTGCCGAGATTATGTAAGTCGGAAACGTCCCGCACTTGTGTGTCCGTACCTTGATCTCTGCAAATCCCTCGATGCTCCCGTCCTCTTTGTTTAAGAACGTGTAGTCAATCGGATATTGTTTTGGGTTTGGCTTTGTGTCCAAGCCCCATAACTCTGAAACTCTTTCTGCTAATTTCTTTTCTCGTTCCCGATCCTCTTCTGTTTCATATATCGGTCTACTCATATCAGCTCCTTAGTTGCTTATACTGATAGATAATTATTAGATTGGCTGGTGAGAGAAGGACGCTCCCCCCAAACCCCCCACGTTTAAAACATGGAGAAGATGGAAAGATTGTCCGATTAGATTGGCCGGAGCCGAGCATGGACATTACCAGTAATTTATAACGCGGATTCTGGTCTTACCCCCTTCCGCTGATTCCTTGCTTTTATTAAAATACACACATACACTTGCTAACGCAACCCATAGATCTGAACCCTTCGGTTGCACTCCTTTGTTGCGAAAGGAAGACCCTGCTCATAGCTCGCCTTGTATCACTATGGGCGGGGTCAAACTTTCCACATCACCACCGTCTTCATCAAAGTCTATTTCTGAAACAATTACTTCTGCCCTTGGCGAAATCTTATCTAAGAATCTGGCGCACGAGATAACCTTCACTTGTCTATCGTTTGCGTACACGAGACCTTGAAGCCCATCGAGTATGACTGATGGATCTAAATCCTGTCTTCTGCTTGGGTAATAGACTGCTGCGTGAAAAGCAAGATCGCCCTCTAACATATTGTTTAAACGAGGCACTTGCATTTGCAGATCCTTTTCAAACTGCAACGCTTTCTTAGATTTTATGAAGCGAGGTCTCCCTCCAAACGTAACAAGTCTTCGGCTGTTTGCTTTTGATGCGACCTCACCGTGAATTATATGCTTGACCTTTCTTTTGATTCGTGTTTCTATCGTACACCTACCTTTCGCAACAGGGTTTATTAATGCAATACACTAACAAGTTAAATCTGCCCGCGCCAATAGTTGAGGCGGTAAAACGCGACACCTATTCACGAGGCGAAGCAAGTTACTCTGCCACAGGTCTGCTGCGACCACCACAGATGGCAGCACTTTACGACAACTATTCGGACTACATATCAAAAGATGTGTCTGAGGAGCTGTGGACGCTGTTTGGGAGCGCAGTTCATCTTATCCTTGAAGGTACTAAGGCTCCAGAATACGTCACTGAGGAACGCTTATATTGCGCCGTAGACGGTGTTCGGTTATCTGGGCAAATAGATGTGCAGCACATACAGCCAGATGGATCTCGCGTGCTACAGGATTACAAGACGCGCAAAGCCTACGGAGTTATGAACAACGACTCCGATGAGAAGCAATTAAATATCTACCGCTACATTGCAATGCAAAACGACATTGAGGTCAGCGGTTTACAGGTGATAAACCTGATCAAAGATTGGTCACGCCATGAAGCAGAGCGCAGGGAGGGATACCCGCCTACTGACATATACGTACAGGACATACCAATTTGGTCAGACCAAAAGATCGAATCGTTTGTGAAGGAACGCATACGCTTGCACGAGGAAGCAGCCAATGGCAACGCAATCCTTTGCACAGACGATGAGAGATGGCTGCGTGACGAGAAGTTCGCAGTTATGAAGGAAGGAAGAAAGCGTGCGGTTCGCGTGTTTGATTCTATGGAGGAGGCAGAGACCTTTATCGCTGCGCAGAAAGATGCCGACAAACATATTGTTGATCACCGTAGGGGTCAGCCCACAAGGTGCATATCGTTCTGCGATGTAAGGGATTTCTGTCCACAATTCGCAACGTTTAAACAGGAGAATAGTTTTGAGTGATAACAGACTGCTTGAAGCAATCAGCTTTATGGAAGCATTGCCAGACTCAGATAAGGTTGACATAGGAGGGAAGCTATACGCACAGGTTACGACTCGCGTAGTTGCATTCCGCAAAGCTTATGGAGATCAGGGAAGAATCACAACGACGATCCATGTATCTAACGAGAATCGCGTGCAGATAGAAGCGCGTGTCTACGCTAGAGATGGCAACACTTGGCATTTAATCGCTAACGATTGGGCCGAGGAGTTTAGGTCTGACGGTTTCATCAATAAAAAATCAGCGACAGAGAACTGCGCTACGTCAGCAATAGGTAGGGCGTTGGCTGCGTGTGGTTTGGGTGGCGGCGAATACGCATCAGGTGATGAGGTTGAGTACGCCAAGACAGAGAAGGCTGAGATCGGCTCTGGCAAGCAGGAACCAAAAAAGCAGGAACCGAAACAGGAGAAGCCCGCTGAAAAAAAGGAAGAAGAGGTAAAGCCAAAGCCTGAAGTTGTGGCTGAACAGCAACCTGTTAAGGTTGATCCATCCGAATGGCCTACCATGTTACGGAAACAACTGAACGCTTTGAAGGCTATGCACACGCATCACCAGATGACGTTTCATGTAAAGAGTCACGCCGAAGAATGGAAGAAGATGTATGGCAGCACGCCATCGTATGAATCATTTGTCGGTGAGGTAACCGCGCTGCTTAGAGCGCAACAGGAACTAGAAAATAAGGAGAGCTTTTAATGGCTTACGAGATAAGGGAACTGGACTGCAATCTGTTTACTAACGACAGAAAAAGCGAGAGTTGGCACGCAGACTTCAACGGAAAGATTCTTGTGAACGGCAAGAACTACTACGTAAACCTAATGGACAAGCGGGAAGACCCGCAATCCAAGGTATCTTTTCGCCTACAGCTACGCGAAGTAGGTGCGCCAAAGCAAGCCCCGCGCTCTAGCGGTTTTGAATCGGATGATTTAGGATTATGAGCAGGGTAAAAGGATATGCGATGGATCTTGAAACCACGCTGGAAAAAGCAGAGGTAATAAGCCTCGATGCACGAAGACTTGCTAACCGTGTAGGTATACACATCGACACGGAAGTTGTGCATAACTTGAATTCAGAATCACTGGTGGATATAGATAAGCGTTTAAACGAGCTTCTCCAAAGCGTAGAAGACTTGAGGGAAATAAACGTGAAACTACAAGATCTAATCAATGGCATCGAAAGAAAAGGATTGGTCTGACAAGATACGCAGCCAGAGATACCTTGCCCACGTAAGGGAACATGGCTGCTTAATCTGTCAACGCCCTGCGCAAGCACATCATCTAACGTTCACTGACAAGGACAACCTCAGAGGCATGAGGCGCACAAGTGATGCCGACACAGTACCCCTGTGTGATGATCACCACAGGCATCTTCATGCTTATGGGAACGAGCAACGTTGGTGGGCTATGCAGGGCATAGATCCTTTAATGTTTACAGACGCAACATGGAAACAATTTAATGAGTGAAAACAATTACCCAATGCTCCAAGAGGAGTACAACGAAATCGAGGAAGAGTTTGGTGACTACCGATTCAACCAGTATTGCATCCTAGTAAGACAGGAAGACGGCGGGATCGGAATCTTCGGGGAGTTTCAAGACCCAAAGGATGCCGCAGAATTTTACAAATATTTCTTAAGCCACGCTATAGATGAGAAAGATGTAACCATCCAAATGCTAACTATGGTTTCTCGTTTAAACGATAAAGGAGATGCCTACCAAATGGACATGGACTTTATGACTCATAAGAAAGATGACGGAGAAGATGATGAGTGAAGCAGACAGAATTGCAGAACACTTCGAGGCAAAGAAGTACGCCTATCGACAGTCAAGGGATGGCATGGTTCTTTCTTTTATCTTGCACCCAGACGATGTGCCTAACGAACTAGCCACCGCAAAAATCGGACAACGATATATGATAGCCTGTGCGCAGATAGGTGAGGACGAGAGGCCGGTTGTGAAAGCAGCAGTTACAAAAGGTGAACGAGCTATGGCTAGAGCCAACTTAATTTGCCGAGAAAAAACATTTCAAGAGTGGGTTCGTTTAAACAATGAACGAGAAGGTTGGGTTGCTGATTCTCCAGATGACGAAGATCTTGCTTCCAATGTGATCAGATCTGTCTGTGGAATTGAATCACGTAAAGAGCTGCTCACTGATGAGGAAGCTCAAGAAAAACTCAAATCGTTTCTCGCGTTCTTTGAAGACGAGGTAAAGGCATGAGCTGGTACACAGAAAAAATAAGAAGGCTCCGCATGGATCAGGGTTTGTCTTTACAAGCCCTTGCGGATAAGTCTGGAACCACTAAGTCGTATCTAAGTCAGGTCGAGAGGGGCCGTAGGAAGCCCAGCTTCGAGATTATGGAGAGTATAGCTACCGCTCTAGGGGCTAAAATATCTATCCAGCTAGAGGCTCCAGAGCCGCCACAGGCTATGAACCCGAATCGTCCTCGTCGCTCGATTGCGAGTCAGTTTCTGAATAATACTGGATGATGCTTTTCATCTGGCGTAGGTATCGCTTGATCTCTGCCATGTTATGAGAAAGATTCTCGTAGCCCTTCGAGGTCAAGCTGTACCAGACATTCATTGGAGCTTCACCTTTCTCAAGATCCTCCAGATATTCTTGCATCAACGCAGGGGTAAGGACTGTCCACTCGACAGGCATCGTAGATATTTCATTCGGCGGTGGCGGATGATACATCGGAGCTTGCTTTACAACTGTAACAACCTCTACAGGTTTTACTTCCTGCTGTTTAAACGAACCACCACCCATCAAGCTGCACCCAGATATTAAACTAAGAATCAGTCCGACTAATGTTGCGACCATTTTCATAAAAAGTTTCAGGATTGGTTATATCTGAAAGATCTACCATAACCTGTTTCGTCCCCCGGTTTATAATATTTTCTATTAGCTTTGGCTTTCTCAATCCAAGCACATTGAGATCGTGCTTTGCGAACTTTTTTCTAATATCGTTTACCTCTTCTTGAGCTTCCTGATTCTCTTTAGTTAGGCGCTCAATTTGGGCAACCATTATGTTCTGGTTCTCTATAGTTTGTTTGAGGTTTTGGTTTTGAGACTCTATCGTGCTTTCTAAAGTCTTTTGATTTTGTATTGACTGCTCAAGCTTTAAGTGAAAAGACTCTAACTCTGCTTGTGATTTGTCGTAGTAAAGTTTAAACGCCCCTGTTACAACTAGAAGCGCCAAGCCTAGACCTGCGCTTAGTTTCATCCCCATGTTACGATCCTTTCTTCCATTTCTTTGAAGGCGACTTGGTTTTGCTAGGACTCCACTTAACCTTGTCGGCCCAGTATGCTGCTGACATCTTACCTTTCTTTATGTTTTTTGAGTGGCGAGATTTAAACGCTTTCCTTTGGCCCACAGTCTGATTGGTCTTGACACCCTGCTGCCCGAACCGAATGGTCTTCACCTTATCGCCTTCCTTGGCAACAACTATGTGTGATTTCTTGGGGTGATTGGGTGTGCGCTTGGGCTTATTAAAACCAGTAACCCCAGCCCTAGCTAGCCTTGGATCTTTCTTAGCTGGCATTATTTCTTCCTGTATGATCTAGTTTTTTTAGCGATCTTTTTGGGCTGCGAACTATGTTGCTTGCCTTTCTTTGTGTCAGCTCGTTTCTTTCTAGTTGTAGCTGCATACTCTTTAGAAGATAGAGACTTGATTGCTTTTTCTGGTAGATACCGTTCTCCCGTAGCCTTAGATCCCTGTGTCGATGGCTTGCCTGACTTGGTTCGCCACTTTTGTTTTGTCCATTTCTTTAAAGACTTTTGCGGTTTCTTTAATGCCATTACTGATTATGCTCTTTGAGTTTCTGTTGACGAATCCACTCTTCTATTTTTTTTTACTCTCTATCTTTTGCTGTGCTTGCTTTGCCATTAGCTTTTATACCCCCCGCCTTTAGCTTTGTACTGCTTGGCAAGCATCTGGGCTTTACGAGCAGACCACTGCCCCGGCTTACCGCCTTTTGATCCAGCCTTTATCTTGTTAAATAAAGTCTTGCGCATAGTCGGCTTAGTATAGTTGCCGGACTGATTAACCTTAGATTTTGCTTTCTTCTTTGCCGCCATGTTTAAACCAAAAAGTTAATGTTGTTGGGAGCCTTAGTGTTTTGTATTTCTACTTTACCACTTTTTGCAATATACAATGTAGAGTTTAACTGTTCTACCCTTTGTCTACGCTCTTCACGCTGGGTAGATTCCATTAGTTTTTGGTAACGAAGCTCTGCTGCTTGTCGCCAAGCAATTTGATTCATTGGTGTTGCTGCTGATATATCCATTATCTAAAGATTACTATAACCCCTCCAATTAATATAAACGCGCAGAGTATCCCTACCGCGCTCACTGCCATTATCAAATAAATCTGTCTGAGCATTTTCTTTCTAGCTGCTGCTCTGGCTTTTATCGCCTCCATCTGCCTTTTGTGAGCCGCCTTCTGCCTAGCTTTAGCGTCTTCCCATCTCTGCAACAAAGCTGGGTCATGGATAACCAACATATCGTGGAGTGATTTTTCCCACTGATCCCTTCTATGCTTGATTGATTCCAATTTTAAAAGCTCCTGTGAACTGAGGTTATTAATAACAGAGTCTTTCTTATCGCGTTCAAACGAATCTAACGCATCAGAAAATCCCTGCATCAGTTCAACTGCTTTCGCAGCTCCATCGCCAACCTCGTTTAACTTGTTAATGGCGGTCGATATTGTAGACAGGATCGCCCCTGCCGCAGCCACACTTTCAATTATCATAGTAAACCTTTAAGGTTTGCGAGACATATATGCTGTAGCGCCGAAGTACAATCCGATAATACTGGCTTGGCTCAGAAAGAGCATATCCGACAAGGACGATAATGTTGAAAGCCTAGCCTCTGGAACAAAAGGCATTAGTGGCAATAAGGAATACAAGACCATAGATGACATAGCAACCCATGCTATTCTTCTTTGCGAGTCTTGCTTCTCTTCTCTTAGATCCAGCTCAAGCATTTGCGTAGCACGCTCTAACTCTTCATCGCTAACAGTGCCATCGTTGTCGATGTCATACTTAGCCCAAACTGAATCATGTTGTAACTTCTTTGCCATCACACTATCTCCTCATCTTGCTTTCTGTAATACGCAAGATACTCTTCCCACCCAGTAAATCTTTTCTCTTCAGCAATGTAAAAACAACAGCTATATATACTCACAATATTAATCCCAAAACTTCTGATTAACCGGGGCCATTACTGGCCTGCAATACGCAGTTATATTCTGCTGCTTTACTCCTCCTCTACACCGAACATCTAAACAGTTATGCTCTATCCAATAGGCAAACTGCTGGCATCGATGTATATCTCTAAACAGCATCTGCTCTGCACCATCTACCACATTGCCTTCTATTACTGTAATCAGCATAAAGGCTAAGACAGCGCCTTTCATTCAAACTGCGTATACGACTTACCATCGAAGACTAAGGACTCGTTTCTGTTGTCTCCCGCTGATACATAGGAGACATGAATCCACCCACTGTTGGGGTCTATCCCGTCATAAAACTCTAAGATAAGCTGGTCATAATCCAAGTTATCCTTAATCCAAAAGGCAACCTCTTCGTTATCTACATTGGGCAGCTCAAAATCTATTGCCTGTCCTTTGCAGTGCTGGCTGTTGGGGTTGCCGCCAACCGCCTCGTTTAGCTCTGGGCATCTATACCCACTGTTAGGTATAAACGGTACGCCATAGTGAACCCTGACAGGCTCAACCACATATTCTAATACACGCTTCAGGTTCTCAAGATGCTCACCTGTAGCCATATTATCTATGCCTTTCCGGGTAGCTGTCTCGCTTCGACAGCACTCGGCTAATGTAAAATGTTCGCTTAACTTAGTCATCTGTTTAAAAGAGCCTCTCTCTTTAATCTTGCTATAACCGAAGAAGATATTCTTCCAGCTTGCGTTAACTGCTCTTCTTGCAAATCATAGTTAGATAGTTTTTGTCTGAATGACTGTAATCTTCTTTCTCTTTCCTCAACGCTTAACGATTGGTCTCCGGCTATTTTATTAATAGTAGAAATTAAACTGCTGCGCTCTCGGTAAATATAATAAAGAGACATTTTTATTTGCTCTGGGTCTACATTAATAACGTTTAAACCAACCATTCTTAGAAGAGCTTGGTTAACCGTATCGCCTTCCAGCCCTGATGGCTTTCTTGTTTCAGATGTAGCGTCTAATAGTTTTTTAACCGCACCATAATCTGTGTTTAAAAACCCCGGAAGAATGTATTGATTTGCCGCCCAATAAAAAGCATCTGTTAGCTTTCCTCTATCATAAAAAGGGCGCTCTTCCGCATTAGAAATCCACCAAGGATCGTGAGGATTAATAATTGGTCTTTGTGTAAATGGATCTATGTTTTGCACAGCTCCGGCTAACGCCCACGCTGGGCCACCAAACAAGCCTAATGTGCTAGTTATATCGTCTACACTAAAACCGCCTTGGGTGTAGTCTTGGTTCCCGGTAATTGCCTTGCTAGCATTTATAGCTCCAGCACCCAAAGCAGCAAAGCTACCCCAAGGATACAAAAAGCTAGTGTCTAAAAACTTTATTCGACCAGCGTCATCTCTGTATGGCAAAGGCATAAGTCCGGGGTTGCCCCTTAAGTAATCAGGCACTGAAGCTTTTATAGCGTCATATTCTTCATCATCTATATTAAATGCCGCCATCATTAAGTGAGGCATTCCATAGGCCATTCCAACGTAAGGAGCAAACCTAAATGGATTTCTAATTGCAGTCTTCATTAAGACAGGCAACACCTTGTACTGGAAAGTAATAAAAGGAATACCAATAGGGCTTGTTCTGGTTTTTCTAACTATTGCCGGAACATCTGAATAGTCAAACAAATACTCTTGCGCCCTAAGAAACGCATCATCCGCGCTCAAGCCTTCTCGCTCCATCACATCAATCGCAATGGCAGTTTTGCCCATAACCTCTATGTTCTGATAAAGATTAGATGCTTTAGTTGCAAGCTTTCCCCAAGCCTTTAGCTTCAACCAGCCATACAAACCTAAGTCTTTTGCATCTACACCGCCAAGAAAGTCCATAATGTCATCAGACATTTTTACAAGTTCTTGATCTGCAAAAGATGATTGAGCAACACCTCTTTCCAACAAAGCCATGTAATGCCTAGCATTATCATAATCACCTTTGTTGTATGATCTTATTTCCCCAATCGCCTCTACCATTCTAGGAAGAACTTTAAAGAAAGGTATTCCAGAAAGGTGCATAAGAATCATATTGCTGAATGTGTTACGCGCAATAGTTGGCGGGTTAAGAGGAACCTTAATTGTTTTCCAAACCGCTACCGCTTTCTTAGTTAGCTTATCTAATTCAACAACAGTGGTATCACCGACATTAGCAATAACCTTAGAGGCTATTATGTCATCGTATATTTCTTGTCTTACCAATCTTCCTGCTAGCATCCCAAACTTAAGACCTTTAGGAATTCGTTTAAACCCCTCAAAGTATTGCGTGCCAAGGTTAACTATGTCTTCATCTTCCATCTGAGACACATCTATTCCTTGGTTCTTTTCTGCAAACACTTTAAATGTTTGTGTT